ACGGCGTCGTTGATGTCCTTTTGGTTCATGATCCGTACCTCGCAATCAGTGCGGCGTCTGCCAGGGCTTGGCCCTCGCCCTTCTTGTCGAGCACACGCCAGTTGGGCCACAGTTGAATCGCCAGAGACCTGGCGGCGTCTTTGTCTTTGTTGAGCAGGCCCACATGCTTCTTCCAGGCCTGGGGCGTCACCATCCTCACGGGTATCTCTAAAGCCCCCAAAACGCCTCTAACGGAGCCGGCGGCGTGTCCAAAGGTAAACATCGATGCCACCCCTTGGCCGGGCATCGCACCCACTTGCTCCATGAAGGCCACATCGATGTTGGCAAACCTCCAGACCGCGGCCAGAGACGCACCATTGACCCTTTTGTTGCTTCCCTCCACCATGGTGGGCATCAAGCCCCACTCAATCGGTGTGCCGTCTTCCAACAGTACAAATGCCCCGGACAGTCCAGGGTCAATCCCAAGAATTCTCATTTTTTACCTTTCAATTCAAATAAATCACAACGCTGCAAAATAAACCTGAGAGGAATAATTTTTTTGCTTCTGTTGTCAAACATCTTTGTGCAAAATTTGTTGATGTAGTTTTGGCATTCAAAACAAACCCGTCGATCATCAAACTCATCTCTGTCGCGCTCAAGCATGCTGTACGCCAGATCAAGAGCATCATCTTCAGGCAAACCTTCATTGACGAAGACTGATTTCCTTCTCATAAAACGCTTGTCTTCTTCTTCAGTCATCATCCCCTCCAAAAAAGAACATCAAGAAGAACAACGATCAACGCCAACAAAAAAACAATCCGCTCAAAAATCCAAATCAAATCGCTTCGTTTCTCAGACTCATCTACCCACGTTTCTTTTTTCATTTCAATCTCCTGTTTTAACAACTCTAACACAAAGTTTGAATTCCAAGCAAAAAAATACGGCCCGACCCGGCCTTTTGACTTTTTAATAAATTTCACCCAAAGACCCCCCTACCCCAGTCAAGGAGTAGAGAGGGAAGGTGCTTCACCCCACTAGAGTGGATCATCATGCTACGGATTGGATACCGTAAGCCCCTCGGCTTGATGATTCGACCAGCCGCACGGATTATTCGGGAACTGCCCCCTAGCCTTGCGGCATACCGTGTACCCTTTTCTTCCACGCCCCCAGGTTGAGGTCTTACTTTCGTGTGGAGTACGGCAGGCCTGGAAATGCAAAAAGGCTGTTTAGTCTGACCCCGTTGGAACCGCCAGTCCTTTTTTGGAACGGGCCACCCCTCACGGGGTCGGGATCAGGCTAAACAGCCTTCATGTCTTGCATCGGGTTCCAAGCCTAGCAATGAGCGAATTTTAAGGAAATCCGAAAAACCTTGTCAACTGTGCAAACTCTCCTTTGCTCGGCACTCCATAACTTTGGCCACCACAGCAAACAATCCATTGTTTTTATGTAGATCGTTGGCATCCCAGCCAACAGTATCGGCCATTGTCCATGGAAGACCAGTTGCCTGGGCGGAATTCTCTCCGGTTTTGCTCTCGTCGTTGTCCGCAAAGACAAATCTCTTTCCCGGTATCTGGTCGGACACCTGAATCAAATTAGACGCTGAGAAGCACACTACCACCGATCCGGGCAATCCAACGCTTCTGAGGGCATTTCTGAGGCTCAGACCAGTAGCAAAACCTTCTACAAGCCATGCTTCGCCAGAATCTTTGTTGCCCATGTACAACACTGCATTCTTGGCCCTCATGCCCGTGAGCATCTTCTTCTCGTACTTGCGCTCCTCAGGCATCCAGCGAATCGACTGGTAGCCCTGGAGTTTGTTGGTCACAACATTTCGCATCGGGATCAGCAGGCGGTCGTCCAGCACCAGCCCCTTCTCGTCCTTGAACCCCTTCATCTCGAGGTAGGGGTGGTGGTCAGGCTTTGCCGAGCGCAGGGTAACGTCAGCCTGGATGGCGGCTTGCTGGTAGCGGTGCTCCTGCTCAGTGGCCGCAAAGGCCCGTTTTGCGGCCCACAGGCGCTTTTCGTCCTCAGTCCAGGGTTTGGCGTTGGGATCGTTGTACCAAACGACCCTGGCCTCTCCTGACCAGTCCATGACCCAGCCACGCTGACCGTCCCAAAAGTAAGCCCCGTTACCCGAGCGGGGCTTCTCGACGGTGCCGCATCGCTTGATCTTGTCGGACGGGTACAGGCGGCTCGGATCGATCTCGACATTGTGTGCTCGAGCAAATGAAATGAAGTCAGTCATTTCAGTCCCTTCGTTGCGGCACGATAGGCCATGTTCATCTGCTGGATTTTGTTGTAGACCGCGTTCATGATCTGAACTTGAGGAGCAGTCGTGAATTTCCAAATCGGATCATGCCCAGTAATTTTTTTGAACAAATGGTATGCCCGTCCCTGTTGACTTTCTGGCTTGCTGTAAATACGAGCATAGGATACACACTGATGCCAAAGGTGTTCAGCGTTATCGGCCATCTTCTTTTTGTTTTTGCCTTCACCCATATAAATTTCCCGCATGTCGCCTGGCCTTACTTCGGTGACCGTGGTGATCTGCTTCTCAAATCCGCACGCCATACACCGCTTGTGAAATGGCTGGTATCCACAGCGAGGACAACCCTTCTTCTCAAACTCCTCCTTCGTTCTGACCTTTTTGTCGAGCTTCTCGCCATCGTTCAGGGCATCCAAACCATTGAAATAAATGTCGTTGAAGTCTTCAAAGAACCGGATGACATTACCGCTGAAGTCCAGCAGATGACAGTCTTTCTTCCCGGTCTCAGGTGACGACCTCAGGCCGCGGCCCCACATCTGGATGGCGGTTGACAATGACTTCCTCAGTGGCCGAGCATCACAAATACACCCCACGTCAGGCACGTCAAACCCTTTGGCCAGGGCCTCCACAGAAATCAAAACTTTGAGCATGCTCTCAGACTTGCGGTATTCCTTCAGAAGCTCCTCACGCTCCTTGTCAGTGGTCTCTGAAGTGAACACGGCGGCCATCACACCATTGGCAATGAATTGCCGAGCCAACTCTTGGCAGTGCTTGATCGTTGCTCCAAACACGATGGTCTTTCGGTTGTCCCCATAGGTGAGCCAGTCATTGACCACATCACCCACGATGGCCATCTCCCGCTCTTCAGCGGCTTTGTCCGTCCACTCTCCCAGCTTGCCTTGGGTCTCAGCGCCACTCATATCGGGTTTACGGCATGAAAAGATCCGCATGGGTACCAACACCCCCAACTGAGTCAGATCGTGCATCGTGGTGGCGTTTACAAGGTTGGTGAAGATCTTGCCCAGTCCCGGGGTAAACGGAGTGGCAGACAACCCAATTACCACCGCTCCAGTCTCTTGGGCAAACTTCGTCCAGGCTTTATAGGTTGTATGGGCCTCGTCAACCACCAAAACATCCATCTTTGGCCAGAATTGTCTCTTGGCCACCGTCTGCACAGAGGCTATCTGCAGAAGCTCATCCGGCTTGCGCCGCCAATGGTTGGCCTGGATGATGCCGTGGTCTGCCAGCCCATAGCGGTCGGCCACCGAGGAGGTTTGATTGATCAGGGTGGTGCGGTCACACAAGAAGACTGCTTTTTTACCCTTTTGCATGGCCTCGTAGCAGACCCTCAGACCCAAATAGGTCTTGCCGGCCCCCGTAGGAGCCATGATAAGTTGGTTCTTGTGGCCCTCTTTGAAGCCGCGGCGAAGGGCATTGTGGGCGTCAATCTGGAATTGCCTTGGGGCAGGAAATCCATCATCACGCTCTTGTGGCGCTAGGACTGCATTCATTTTTTGGCTTTCTTGTCGTCGAGTTGTTTCTGCAGGCTTTTGACCATCTTCACTGCGGTGTTCTTCTCGTTCATCAACTCTTTGATCCGCAGGTCTTTCATCACCACAAGGTGGGTGAGGCGCGTGTTCTCGTCGAACAGATGCTTCATCTTGTCGTCAGAGTCCAGCAAATTGGCAATCATTTCCATGTCTGCCTCGTGCTTTTTCTGGTTGGCAATCAACTCAGACTCGTCAGGCCCCTCACTACCAGGAATGGGCTCTGGGGCCAAAAGCGTAGTCTGACTACGCTTTTCATCTTCTTTCTTATTATCGTTTTCCCTAATTTCTTGTGCTTTTTTGACAATGTGTTGTTTTTTTGCATCAATTTGCTTTTGTTTTTTTGCTGGATCACGCACAGCGGCCACAAATGACCGTGACACCTCACAAATTTTTGAAATTGCGTAATCAGTTTTATCTTGAATCAGGGGGTTGGCTAAAGCGCTCTCTACGGCCTTTATTTTGTCGGCCCTGGTACGGGGCTTGCCGTGCTTGGCGTTGGCCTTGTATGAGTCTAATTGAGCATCAAATTGAGTGCCTGGCAGATATGCCACCTCTATCTGTTTGATGCCCAATTGCATGTACGCATGGTAGCGATGGAATCCATCAGTTAGCCAATAACAGACACCATCAAACCGGGATTCAATCGGTGGGTACTCGACATCATTTTTCATGTTGTCAACCATCTCATGAACCCAATGCGGATCAATGTTTATTCTGGATTGTGTTCCTCCGTCTATACGGATTTCAATGACCTTAACGGCCTTCAATGCTCTCTTCATCTTCATCTCCTTTAAAAACCCAACAGCGGGTCAGCTAAACAAATCGGGGCGCAGTTCTCTTGCAGTCACGAGGCCTTGTGTGGCCTTCTCAATTCTCTTTGCCAGTTGCGGTGACGGTCGTCGTGCCTTTCGTAACAGCAGGCCCAGCCATGTCAGTGTGATGCCCAGGTGATCTGCCATTTCCTTCTTTGCTCCATACGGCTCGTCTTTGAAGTATTGCTTCAAATCCATAGTCGTCCTTTCTAATGGTGGGGTACTCGCTGCGTCTACGTCAGAGCTTTTGGGGCACCACAAGGGTTCTCTGTAAGGCGATCCCGTAGCATCCGCTTTCCCCCATGAAAAAAATTCTAACACATTTCTAACTTTGTGTTATAGTTCTTTTACGGTCAAGTTGATCGGGTAATTTGTCCAAGGAGGACGTTATGGCTTTTTATGCAGAAGATTCGGGCGGTTCATTCGAGCGTTGCCCAGCAGGTTTACACCTTGCACGATGCTACCGCATCATTGATCTAGGCACTCAGAAAACTGAGTACATGGGGCAGGTCAAGTACCTACACAAGATCATGATTGGCTGGGAAATCCACGGAAATCGAGACGATGGCTCACCCCTCAAAATGAACGATGGGCGTCCCTTTGCGATTTTCAAAAACTACACCTTGTCATGGTCAGATAAGGCAAATCTCCGTCTTGATCTTCAATCATGGCGTGGCCGCCCTTTCACCCAGGAAGAGATGCGGCGTTTTGACCTCGAAAATGTACTTGATGCATGGTGCATGCTGAACGTCATCGATCGACCCGCTAAGGTTGGCAACAAAATTTACAGCAACGTCGATGGTGTGACTCCTGTCCCGTCCATGATTAAGCAAAATGGCTTGCCCAAAGCGGTCAACAAGAATGAAATGTTCAATCTGAGTGAACCAGATCTTGCCTTGTTTGAGACCTTTAGCGATCACCTCAAAGAGAAGATTAAGTCCTCTCCTGAATGGAAAAAACTTGAGGGCGTACAACAAGGTCAGGCTTATTCCAGCTCTTCTGGTGCTCCTGGCGCTAATGAAGAAGACGGGGATATTCCTTTTTAACCCATAAATATTACAAGGAAACATCATGGGATACATCATAGGATTTGGTGCCCTTGCAGCATGGCTGACGCATATCTTCTACTGCTTTTCCCACCTCATGTGGGGATTCTTGGTGGCAGGCGCCATCTTCTTTCCCATCGGCATCCTGCATGGCTTTTATCTTTGGTTTAACTGAAGTTCATCATGGAAGACTTCGACAAACTGCCAAAGATGCAGTCATGGGATGAAAAAGACGTGCTGGTGCCGACCAGCCAGTTAACGCTACAAGTGTCTAAGCCCAATTACAACATCACATTCTCGAACCGAGAAGGTTTGCAGATTGGTGCGCTGGACTTCAACGGCGGTGCAATGGTGTTCGAGGGCAATGCCGAAGAGAGCGCCATAGTGCTGTTCGACTTTGTGGCTCACTACTTTGATCAGCGTCTCAAAGACGAATATCAACGAGGCTATGAAGCCGCAAAAAAGGAAAACACCTTATGACAACCATCATCGCCCGATCGGCTGAATCCGTCCACTGGTACAAACAGGACGGAGGCCCACAATACACCGTGAAGGCAAAGGACGGCTCAGACCGTCCTACGACCCTCAGGGACGCACGCAAGCTCAACTTGGTACCCTCGGTCACCACCATCCTCAAAATCGCCGCCAAGCCCGGTTTAGAGGCCTGGAAACAGGAGCAAATGCTTCTTGCCGCTTTGACGCTACCACGCAACGCTGGTGAAACTGAAAAAGATTTGATTGCCAGAATCGTCGCTGACTCAAAAGAGACCGCCAAACGCGCTGCAGAGCGCGGTACCCGCGTCCACGAGTCCATCGAGGCTTGGTTCGAAGGTGTGCGCCCTGTAGACCACGAAGAGATCGCCAAATCCTTCGAGGAAACAATCTTCAATCACTTCAAAACTCATCCTTTCCAGCCCTGGCAAACGGAGACATCATTTGCCAGCGACCTTGGCTACGGAGGAAAAGTCGATTTGTGGTGTAAGGCAGACGAATCGGCCTCCACAGGGATCGTCTTGGATGCCAAGACAAAAGAGTTCGACGAAGACGATGACGTCGCGGGATATGACGAACATTTGCTTCAGTTGGCGGCCTACCGACATGGATTAGGAGTTCCGCATGCACGGTGTGCAAATGTCTTTGCATCAGTCACAAAACCAGGCCTCATCAAAATCATCGAGTGGTCAGAAGAAGACCTCCAGCGCGGTTGGAAAATGTTCAACCACCTGCTGGGTTACTGGAAGCTTAAAAACAACTTTGGAGAATGAAAGTGGCAAACATCTTATCGAACGAAGAAGTCATAGACACCTTCGTCAACACTCATCTGGAAGGCAACTATGACTTCCTGCAGGAGGACTTGATGAAGTTGGCAAATGCCTTCATCGCCAAGGCTAAACCGGCCATCCAGAAAGAGGAAAGAGATTTTTGTGTGGATATCGCAAGATCAGTCAATCACCTGGTGGCCGACAAAATAGCATCTGTAAGGAGGCAAATGTGATACATGCCATTGTTCTTGGTTTAATCATTGGCGCAATTATTGGATTGTTTGCTTCATAAAAAAGCCCCCACTTGTTTTGAGTGGGGGCAATAAGGGCAACTGCAATGCCCTCACACGGGGGAGACAACCCGCATGACTTTTAAGGCGCAATTACTGTTTCACTATTTAAATAATTTTGTAACCCATCTTCGGAACTTGTTTGAAGAGGTTCACTTTCGGGACGATTTTTATAAAAATCATAAGCACCCCAAGCCATTTCTGGGGCTTGTAAAGCCAGTCCTGCTGCTTGTGTAACACCAAATGGAAGTACGCTAAGCCCTCCACCAACAGTTGCTGCCGTTTTAGTCGCTAATCTGGCCCAATCTACCCAACTTGGATCATTTTGAGCTTTAAGTTTTTGTGCCATTTCCCATGCGTCATATCCTGACATCACGGCATTAGCACCACCTAATCCACCAACAGCAATTCTTCCAAATGATGGTAAAGCAGAACGACCAATTTCTCCTGCGGTTTGCAATTCACGGCCTACGACTTGACGCAATGGGCCTGCTTTAGTTTCATATTTAGAAAGATTGACAGCTTCTTTCCCTGGAATAGTTGTATAAATTTTTTTTGGTTGTCCAGTTTTTGGATCAATTGAAGTAGTTTTCGCAACACGCTGTGATTGCACAGTCTGAATAGCTTTCAGCGCATTCTGCACTTCGCTCATAGTCCGAATTTTCCCAGCACCAGAAACTTTTTCTAATTCAGATAATGGCAATCGAAGATTAGGCGCAATTTGACTATTTAAGTAATTTTGCAAACCATACCGTGACATTGGGGCAGATGGATTGATTGCATTGCCAGTAATTTTGCTGACAACAGTTGGAACAAGTGGGATGACTTTTTTTGCCGTTTCCAAACCAGCAGCCGTAGTGGCACCACCAGCGCCTCCAACAATACCAAGAAAAGGCTTAATGTCTTCTGAAGCCCCGGTGATGTCGGATGTTCCCTGAGATCCCAAACGAGTCCCATTGTCAGTTTTATTCCATGTTCCACCCTCAAACGTGCTCACGGCATGCGCCAAACGGCTTGCCGCATCCTTTGGGAATGGGTCGTTGGTGCTTTTCAAGCCCAACTGCTCGGCCAAATGGATTTTGTAATTGCTCCTTGACTCTTCGCTGTTCTCGTCGCCAGCCGGGGCAAACCTATCTACAAACTTTTCAGGAGTGTTGATACCATGATTTAGCTTGTAGGTCACGTCATTGACCAAAGCCCTTTGGCCAAAGTCTTTGTTCTCAAAGATCGCAAAGCCTTTTTCATCTATCCCAATCTGACCGTCGTAGGTCACGCCTTTAGGTGGACGCAGATTGCCGGGGTTGTTGTTGTAATTGGCCCGTGACATGGTTACTCCTTACTGAAAGTGCCGTCAGGGTTTTTCTTCCACCCTTTCGGTGGCTTGTATGTTGGGCTCGACCCACTTGCGGCAGGAGCGGCAGGCTTGGACTCTGCAGGCTTAGAACCACCGGCTGGGTTGTACCAAGACGGAGAATTGATAAAAGGATTTGATGTGGCAATCCGACGATGCTCTTCTGCGTATTGGCGTTGTTTTTCTAAATAGCCAGGATCGACGCCAAGTTCACGGAACGGAATCTTTTTATCAAGCACATAACGGTACTTGTTGAGGGCATTATTTTCGCTATGGCCCATCAAATCAACTAGCGTTATCAAAGCAGTTTGCGAGTTTCCAATATTGGGCGAGCCGGCCTGTTGAAGAG